GACAATCGCAAACCCGCCCGTGGTATTGTTAATAACTACAAATGTTCTACTTGACGCTGGAGCGATGATGTTTCTAATTGCCCCTCTAGCGCCTGTGCAATTTAATGTACTATACTGAGCTACTGTCGAATTCGTTGCTGTAGACGTAAATGTAGAGGAGTTGTTTCCGTTACTGACCGATAGCGTAATGTCTGAGTCCTGCGTGATATTATTTGTACCTGCAACCGACATGTCCACAAGGATTGTTAAGCCGTTGTTTACATCATCGCCCCAAACACCAGACTCTGTGCCAGTAGTGGGTAGAGCTAAACCTAGTAGTGATGTGTTAGTAACTGTCATGTTTTATCCTGTTGAAATCACTGCCCAATTCGGCGTTTGATTGTCGTCAATTGTAGACCAGCCTGGGGTCTGTGCGTCCCCAATATTCTGCCACGAAGGGTTCTGGCTGTCATCAATTAAACTCCAATACACCGCAAACATATTGCCCACTTGACCCGTTGCGTTCACCCCTGTCAACTGAGCCGTCCTTGCTCCCATCGTCACGGAACCCACCAAGCCACTCGCCCCAACACCTGTCAAAGCTATCGTGATGTTTGGCCCAACTGAACCGACATTACCATTTGCGGTAACGCCCCTCAAAGCCGCTAAAACCGATCCGACTGCGCCCGTGGAACTTGTTCCAGTCAATCCCACTGAACTGCTGGGGGCCACCGTACCAACTGCACCTGAAGCATTATCCCCTGTCAGTCCAAAACTCTTGGCTGGACTGACTGACCCTACCGAGCCACTGGCAAAAACTCCTGACAGCGCCCGAGCATTGGTGACCAAAAGCGTGCCAGCAAATCCTGATGCCGCATCGCCTGACAACCCCACCGATACACTAAAGCTGACCGACCCAACCGCTCCACTACCGCCAACACCTGAGAGCGTTACAGTGATATTAGGCCCGACAGACCCTACGTTACCACTTGCTCCATCTCCCGTACCAGCCTCAGACTCAACCGCTACGACTGTCCCTACATTTCCTACGCCACCTACGCCCGTTAAAGCGATGGTGATATTGGGGCCAACTGATCCTACATTACCCGAGGCTGGGTCTCCTGTGAGCGGTAGAGTACCGCCCCAAGCTCCATCACCCCAGTTGCCATAGCCCCATGTTAATGCCATACATTATGTTGTTGACAAACGTAGTAATGCTGAAGATGTCGAGTTGGAAGGCATCGTCAATGTGAACGTACCCGCCGTGATGGTTTGTGAACCAAATGTATGTACTGAAACAGCTTTGTTGGAACTTGATGAGTTATAAATCAACACCGCATCAAACGCAGTCGTCACTGTTAAAGCCGTCCATTGAAAGCTCGCAGTAGGAGTCCAATAAGCCACGCCCGCCGTAGCCGATGTATTGGTAGACGCAGGACTTGTTCCGTTCGTTACAGTTACACCGCCAGCCGTATACCCAGTACCAGAGGTGTTGGTCACTTCTCCAGTCGTAGAGTACGCAGGGGTTGAGGCATTAATAGTAGCAGACGCAAAATAAAGCGCTGCCTTGAATGTATTACCTGTACCAGTGGTAAAGTTATGAGTGGCCGTCATCAGGTCACTTAAAAAAGAAGTACACATACTCTGGGTGTTGGCCACGTTATTCTCCTAGAAAGATTCAATCGAACCCACCGCAAAGGAGGGCATTTGTTTTAAAGTCACATGAGCAGAACGATGGACTAGTTCACCATCCAGGTAATACTCATCCCATGTTGTGTACTCAACGTCATTGTCAATTGAGCCTTGTTTATGCTCCAACAATGAGTCGTCCATGTCGCCTTTGGTGGTTGTGATAATCAATTTGAACTCCTAATCAATGCTGTTGTTGATGAATTGACTGGCATGGTGATGGTGAAATTAACCATTGTTTTATTTGAGCCAAAATCAATTACACATATCGATTTATTGCCCTTACTTTGATTATAAAGTAGAGCACACCGAGCAGTAATATTAGAGTTAGCCCAAACAACATTATTAAAATTAACATAGGCTATGTATCCTGATGTATTGACTGTAGCCCCTGTTACTTGTATTCCTGCGGCTGTATATCCACTTTGCCCAGTGACTTCATTAGCTGATGTATACACAGTTGTATCGGGCCCTAGATTGGCAAAGCCTGTGTATAGCGCCATATACAAAGTATCTGTCAATAGGTTATGCACCCCTTGATAGAGCTCTGCTTTAAAACTAGTGGTTTGGGTTTGGATTATGCTCATGATACTGGAATCCTAACCTGACCATCACGATAAGCATCCATACGGAGTTTCCCATCTCCCAAATTCTTGAGAAGAGCCATAGCTTGTACATAGCGATCTTTATACAGAGCTTGCATATCAGCATCGCCTTTGACGTAAGTAATGGCCTCATATAAAGTACCATTCAACAAAGCTGAGTCAAAGTTATCCCCAACCCACGTTTCACCGTTGGCGTTATTGATTACTGTGACTGTTAATACCAACCCAGTGCCGCCTGCAATGGCAGCACTCAAGGTATCGCCAACAGCGTAATAACATCCCTTACCAATCAAGGTTACAGAAGTGACAATGTTGCCGCTAACAACAATAGTAGCAGTAGCGCTATTGCCAGTCCCGCCAGTAAGAGCAACATTGTAATAAGTGCCATTTGTGTACCCTGATCCTGCGTTAGTAATCGTTAATGTACTGATTGCAGCTTGAATAATTGATGTCGGATAGTAGTAATAATGCAGCTCTGCGTTATACGCCATGTTGGGTGTTGGCCCAATGATAAAAGTCAATAATGTTTCGTTTGAAGATGATGGGCCAAAAATGGCATAGTGCTTTGGTTGCCCTTGGTAAGTTGAACTTGGGTACGCTTCACGAATAAAATTAACGTCTTTGTTTAACAAAAACAATTGATTATTACTAGACCCATCAACAGGATATACAGCGAGTGAATACACCGATAGAAAATCAGCAGGGGCAGTAAGATATTGATTAGTTGGAGTAACAGTACCCGTTACATTTCTACGCAAACTAGGTAACTGTACTGTGTTATAAATCTTCTGCTCGGTCTGCTCAATCATACGATTGAGGTCGAGTGTCGGGAAATTATTCTCGATGTAATCGTTAACGGCAGTGACTAACTCGCTGTAATACATGTTATGCCATTGGCCCTCTAGACATTAAACCTTTGGTAGCTGCGCCTGTACCACGCATCTTGATACCTGAAGTTTTAGTTTCAGGATATTCATTACTACGATTCCAAGCTACAGAAACATTGGCTTTAAGCAAATGTTCTTTATTGGACATAGTGGGTTCTTCAGCGCTATTAACAGTGACAGGAGCCCCAGTCATAGTATGTGGTTTAGCGTACTCTTCGGCTGGGCCGTTGAATTTTTTACCTTGTTTGTGAATAGCTGGACTATTCTTTTTTGTAGGTGCAACCATTTTAACCACCCCTTCCAGAAGAACGCTGGTTCATAACCTTGGCCATGTTGCGCCCATACTTCATCATTTGTGCGCTAGTCTTACCGCCAGCAGCCATGTGCTTAGTGTGGTGCATCTTTTTTTCGTGATGCTTCACTTCTTTTTTGGCTTCTTTATCGGCGATATGTTTAACTTCTTTCTTATCCATGTTTAACTCCCTGTGATAGTGACTGTACCCACATATGTTGTTGCAACCAAATAATTAGGTGTCAACACCGTATCAAAACTGCTTGCTCCGCCAACAGGATTCCAACCCCATTGTGTATCCCTCGAACCTCCCGATGGAGTACCTTGACCTTGTATCGTATAGTCATTTGGATTAACTGAATCAATTAATAATCCAGTAGTTCCAGATGCCTGATACGACAGATCGGGCCTTGGCTGTCTCACTGCTTGCGGATCATCAACTGGATACATACCCAATTGCAACTGCGGATGATCTGGATCCCAGCACTCAGGACAAACTTTTAGTTGATAGAGTTTAGTCTTTATAACCTCAAACTTCAACTGTTTTAACTTGTACCTTTGCCCGCACCGATCACATTCGGCAATCGAAAACTTACCAGAGGCGAACCTGTTTCCCATTACGGAGTACTTCCACCAATGAACATCTGACGAGGTACAAAACGTATCGCAGCTTTCTCGCGGTCTTCACCCGCCGCAAGGTTAAATTGTTCATCATACTGAGCCTTTAACATTTCAATTCGAGGAGTACCCTCGGGTATCTTGGTCGCAATATGATAAGACAAACCAGCCGCCGCTGCGGGGATAAATCTAAAACTCATGTCGCCTGTGTTGACGCCAGTTCCCGAATCTTGGACTCTGCGCATACGCCAATACACAAATGTGTATGTTGTTGAGCCATCAGGCGTGGGCCACACAGTGATTGCTGGAATCTGTGGGATGTAAATAGCTGTTGCGGTGCCACCGCCCGTGTAAGCAGTGGCCGTTGTATTGTTTTGGCCTCTAAAACACCCACTTAGGGTATTTCCTGATATGTAAGAGTAATAAACAATCTCACCAGTCATAGAACCAAGCTGAATATAGCCTTGCGCAGCCATATCGTAGGTGCTGGTAAGTGTAATTGTGGTATCTGTAGTACCTATGCTGCTTGCAAGGTAAACCTGCACAGGCTGTGTTTGAAAAGGTGTGTTTGGTGTTGTATAAAGCGGGTTAGTTTCACCCGAATTACGTTGAACCATGACCTGAATTGGCCTTGCTTGGGTCAATTTGTTAGGAATTGTGGCATAAGTAGGCATACTTATGCGAGTAATATTCAAATCTGACTGATTTGAGGTCTGATTTGCGTTAGTTCTGATCACATGATCAAGCAAATCGATCGTATCTACGGGCAAAGGGTAGGTATTTAGACCCTGTACAAGCGTAAACGACTGCTGTTGGATCGTCCACATGTTGATACCACGGTTTTGCCACTCGATGGTCATCAAATTCATCGATCTACGAGCAGTTCTTAGATCATATCCTGACCTTAATTCACGACCAGCGCGCTCAAATGCTTCCTCGGCTAAATCCGTGAAGTCTAAATCGAACGATGCTGTGCCTGAAGTTGCCATTATCTAAACCCTGCTGTTTTCTTTGCAATTGTTTTGGGCTGTGCCACAAATTGTTTTCCTGCTGCTTTACCTTTACGCTTTGCTTTTGTTGTTGCCGCATATTCTGAAGGAGATAAAGATTTAATTGCAGCCTCTGGGAGATACCTTTCTCCCGTTTTGCTTGACGGCTTTCCACTTTTGGTACGCCATTTCTGGTCGCCCCAATTTTTAAGGGATTGCTGCGGCGCTTTCAATCTTTTGCTTCTTCTTTTTCAAGTAGCTCAACATCTATTTGCTCATCTGTCATGGCATCGCAAGTACATTCGCCTGCCACATCAATTAAACAATCTTTTACATGTTCAATCACGATAACCTCCACCTGCAGCCTTATATCTCTTAGCAACTAACTGCGCCTTACGCGCCGACCATTGTCCAGCTTTAGTACCTTGAGTTGCTGCGGCTTTTACCTGCGACACAATTCGTTTACGCAAACTGGGCTTTGTGTAATTGCCCGCAGCATTTACACCGCCGCCTTTTTTGTAGAGCGATACATCGTTCGGATTGTCTTTGCGATGTATCGTTTTACCTTTTGGCATTTTTGAAGGCTTAATAGCCCCCATGCCACGACTTGCCATCATTTTGTATATCCACCGCCGCACATTTTGCAAGCGGTATGGCCGCGTTTAGCAATGCCGTCAGCACGCTTAGAGGGAGAAGCCATGCCACCTTTGCTCATGCCAGCCATAGGGCCAGCAGGGGCCATTGCTGGGCCAGCGGGGGCAGCGGGGGCCATTGCGGCCATAGCTGCAGGGGGCATACGACGAGGGCGCATTTGTGGTCTCATATTAACCTCTTAACGATTGTGATCGTGATGCTTCATGTGATGTTCAACATGCTCATGGTGGTGCTTAACGTGACCGCCATGCTTCATGCCATCGTGGTGAGCCATGTGCTTGGCAACATGCTCGTGATGATGGATGTGACCACCATCAGCGTGGTGACTACCATGTTTTTTCATGTGGTGCTCTACATGCTCGTGGTGATGTTTAACGTGCCCGCCGTGCTTCATGCCATGAATATGGGCATGCTCTTCAGGATGGGGGTGTTGAACATGATGCAACTCGGTTTTACCGTGATGCTTAGTTCCACCGCTATATAGATGAGCGTGATGGGGGGTATGATCATGATGTTTCATGGCAGTTCCTTATTTCTTGTGGTGGGTTTTGCCACCGTGTTTCATGCCCAATGGTTTCATAGATTTCATGGGTTCATGCAATGCACGAGTATGACCTTTTTTCTGGATGCTATGCTCGCCATGTTTGAGCTTGCCGCCCACTTCGGCTTTACCCATCTTAGCAGTAGTCATACCACTTTTTTCAGAAACGCCATGCTTGCCAGTGGTCATGCCGCCAGTAGCCATCTTTTTAACGTGATGTTTAGCGTGGCCGCCACGCTTCATGCCCTTAGCTTCTTCGCGTTCCTCTTTAGCAAGCCGTTCTAAAGTTTTGGCTTGCTTCATCTCTTTTTCTTTCTCGTGTTTCATAGTACCACCTTGTGAAAATTTTTTGCCTTTGTCGGCCTTGCTGAACTCTTGACCCACTTTTTGTGGGATTCCTGCTTTCTTGGCGAACGCTGGATTGTGAGCCACCGCCTCCATGAACCTGTGTTGTTTTGCGCTTGTACTTGGCATATCAGCACTTCCAAGCCCGTAGGCTTTTGTTAATCCTGCTGTTTGGGTCGTTTGCCGTTTTTGCTGATGTCAGTTTGGATTTCATTCCCGACATTCTCGCGCAAAAAGATTTCTTTCTTGATCCGCCCTCGGGTTGGGGAGGCTTTAAATTCATCCCCTCCTTCTTTGCGGATGCCCGACCCTTGGCGTTTAGCCCGCCTTTCGGATTCTTCCCTTCTTTGCGTTGCCATGCGGGGGACTTTGCCATGATTAGGTGTTCCCAGAATCTACGTTAAAGATCTGATAACCTTCAACCACAATACCAGCAGCTACGGTTCCTGTACTTGCTTTCAATTGCCATTGAATATCAGTCCT